CGGGCCTTTCATAACACCTGTACCAAACAATGCCATTTCAAATGCGGCATTACGCAGATGTTTAGTTGCACCCGACTCTTCTAGTTGATCGTGTATTTTCTTTTGCATTTTCTTTGCAGCAATCATGGCTGGACTAAATGCAATAGAGGTTGGTGTTTTACCCGGACCTTCTTTTAGCTTGTCAGAAATAGGTTCCAGTTTGCTTTCCAACACCCCAAGTTTTTCTTGTAAGGACTGCGCTGTTGCTCCCGGCGGTATGTCTTTGCCGTCACCTGCAAAACCATAGGGACTAGAAAGAGAAGTTTCACCACGCAATTGTTCTGGTTCTTTAGGGTCAAAATGTACATCAGCAACAACTCCCTCTGGTAATTCAGTAGGCTCAATGGATAAAGGAAAACGCTGGTTAGCAAATAAGACATCAACAATCTGTCCATAAGCTGCCAGCGTTTTGGTTTTTGTTACTTTAATAAACACGCGAGATTTTTCAGTTTCAGTAAACTGAACATCTGGTCCATATAAACCACGATAGTTACGATACGCTTTTAACCAACGCTGTTCATCATCATATCGGTAGTCTTCAGACCGTTTATAGCGTTCTAATATAAACGGAATTATATTACTTATATCTACGTCAGACACAGATGTATCGTCACTATCTTCTAGTGCAATTGCATCGTCCTCAATCATCATATCATCTTCGTTCATAATATATCCTTAATATCCAAAGGTTGCGTCTGCAACTGGCATACTATTTCTAGGTCCAGCGTGAGGGTCATAATCAAATACACTAAATCTTGGTCTGGACATTATACCATATCTTAGCGCATCATACAAGTGGTCTTCAGCATTTGTATCCACGTCTTCCGGGTTTTTCTTGTCCAACGGTATGGCGGGTAACTGTGAGATGGTATTTGTGCAAGAATTAAAGAAAACAAGTCTAGGCTCCTCTGTAAATTCATCTACTTGTAAACGCCTGTGTATCTCATTCTTTCCAGATATGCGACTACCACGGCTACGATCTGACGGTCTCCACCGACAGCCCTTCATAATCATTTGCTCCGCAAGAGAAGGGCCAGTGTCACCACGCTTGTGCCAAAGAGAACTGTCCAAAACACCATACTTAATATTTCCATCACCAGCCTCTGCGTCCAGTATCATATCTGCCAAATCTGTGGCAAGGACTTTAGATACGTAGAGTTCTCTATATACCACAAGTTGTTCATCAGGTGCAACAGCAAACCAGACAACGCCAGACTTGCTGCCGTAACCGTAATCGCAAGCCCTAAACTTAACCCAATTACTAGGAATATCAAAAGGCTCAATAACGTGAATGTTGCGGTCAAACTCAGTAAAAGCTGCGCCTTCTTTGATGTCCCAATCTCCGTCCAAAAGCTGTCTTCGTTGTTGCTCTGGCATGGAGAGAAGCATGGCTTCGTAGTCACCCGATTCCGCAAGGTATGGATTATCAGAAAGTCTTGCGGGTATAAATCTTCTTTTGTATAAAGGTCTTCCAGCCTTTGCGTGTCCTGCTGGGTATCTAAGAACTTCTCCTGTTTCAATATCGGTTGCATCGTAGGCTCTATTATAAGGGGCGGGGTCAATAAACATCTTCTTAACCCAGTGATGACCTCTACCGCCGGGGTTGGTCGTAGCCCTCATATAAATTGGCAAATCTGCTGCAGTGGACCTTAGACGAGACCGCATATAATTCCATGCGTATGGTGTGGACCATTGTGTTAACTCGTCAAACCCTATCCAGCTAAACGCTAGACCCTGATAACGCAAGACATCATCATCTCTGTCAAGATAAGACATCCACAACCTTGCACCAGATGGCGCAGTCCACTGCATCTTTCTTTCTGACCACTTAATACCGGGCCAGATTTTTGGGTATAACTCCTGCGACTTGAATACGAGTTCTCTTAACTCTTCTGTTGTGTGTCGCAAAAGCAACCCACTAAATGCGGGATGCCCCATGTAGCGTAATGGGTCAGAGAGCATAGCATAGGATTTACCACCGCCAGCACTTCCACCATATAACACCTCTCGTTCACCAGCCGCTAAGAAATCTGTCTGTGGGCCGGGGTTAGGTTTAAAAAGTATGTTAGCTGTCTCTTCGATAGCCTGTGTTTCATACTCTACGTGTTTTATTTCAACTGTTGGCTCTGGAGCCTGTTCTTTCTTCTTCAAGGGCTTTCGCTTTGGCGATTGCCTTTTCCGCATATTCTGCCCACTTGCGGATGCTCGTAGCTTGGTTCTTACGTCTTCGTTCATTAGCTAACCTTTTCCTTAACCCTACATGGGATATGTAACGTCCTGTCTGCGCACTGAGCCAGTTTGCTACTTCACGATAACTGTATTGATTTACATGGCTTCGTGCCTTCTCAAGTAAATCTAATTCAATCTGTATAGGTTGCAGAAGGTCGGGGTCTGCTTCATCCTGTTTATATCCGAATGGTACTGTACGTGCAATACGTGGTATAGCTACCCACTCGTTCTGTTCTTTAATATCTGTTGGCTGTGGTAGTTTCCACTTGCCTACGCTTCTAGTCATTTGTTTTTACGGTTGTCTATTGTACTTTTTACCATGCCGCCGACTCGCATATCTTGTGCGCCTTTACGGGCAGCAAGTCTAGCTTGTTTCTTTGCTTTTGCTTCGCCAAGATTTGCTTTTGCGTTAGAGGCCATTTCTGCTACAGAAGCCTTTGCTGATTGCATCGTAGCTCCATCTCTAATAGCCCTTGCAATAGTGGCCGACCTATTAAAAACATTTTCTCCAAAGTCATCTATGGCTTCTTTACGAGTATAGTAACCTTCATTTATCGCATCGTCTATCATAAACCTAGCTTTATCATATAGTTTTCCTATAACTTCGCTTTTATTTTTATCAGCCATTTTAATCGTCCTCTTCAATAACAGCTTTAGGTGGCATAAGCATAACGCCGCCACTTGCTTCTACCTGCATCTTCTCAGTCTTAACCAAACCTGTACGGTCAAGTAATTCTTTAGCTGCAGACATCTTATCACGAATGCCTAGTTCAGTTGGGTCCATAAGACCACCGACCATAGCCATCGCAGCCTTCGGCGCATTACGTGCCATATACATTTGAGTAGCCTCAAGTATCTCTTCTTTAAGACCCTTAACAATTTCTGAAGTACTAGAAGTGTCAGCATATCCTGCCAGTTTCTTTGCTTGCACTAAATCACCGCCAGCTTCTTCAAAGAGTACGTTGAGTAGTGTCTGTTGTTTGTCGGTGAGTTGTCGTGTCATGTTTTTTTCTTTCCAAAAAGGAAGTCAACTATTCTATAAGGGTCAAGGAATTTTGTTTCTTTCTTTTTCTTTCCTTTATATATTTGCCCTGAAGTACCTGCAGGACTAAATAAACCACCTTCGCCTTGATACTTTGATTTATATATCTTACCAGCCATCTAAAATTCTCCGTTATGCATAGCATTAGCTAGTTTAGTGGCCCGTCCTTTTACTTGAGATGCCCACCTACTGTCTAACATTTCTTTTGCTGCAGTTGGGTAGTCCTCATCATGTATAGCTGCCCACATATTCTTAAACTTACAAAGTCTAGGTACACCCATATTAAACGCCATGTCTATGACAATAAGCTGACGTACAGCGTCCAGACTGTCCACGCAAGGGTGCGCACGTACCAGTTCCTCTTCGACAATCTGTACGTCATTCGTTGCTAGATAGACCGCATCAGCTTCTGTGATACCCATTTCGTAGATGGTATCCATACTAGGTATGTCCATCCAGTCTAGTTCTTCTTTTGTTATACCACGGTCTTCTAGGTTCCTGCCGATACCTATAGTATCAATTCCTAGTGTATCCTTATACACCTGTAGCCTTAGACCCTCGCTTACTACTAGCTTGTCTATCAGGTCTTGTCGGTTGTACTTCATTTCTTTTTACCCCAGTTGATTATCTCATCAATGGTTCGCCCACATCCGATACACCTAACTCTTTCTTTATCCAAAACACAAATTCCTTTGCATGGACTTTTACTTTCTTTGTGAGACACGTGACTTAGGTTCTATAGTGCTACTTGACTCGTGGCCCATCCACACAGCAAAAGCCCCCGTCATAGCCCCTACAACCGTCGATACAAATGCAGTTTGTTGGGTCGTTGCACTCGCACCTAGAGCCATAAACCACTGTACCACCTGATAGCTCATCAGTGTCATTGATAACATCATTAGTCTTGGAAGGATTCGCCATGCTAACATTTTCTCCATTGTATATGTCATTTTTTACCAAAGAACTTAGTGGCACTGCGAACTCCAAAAGAAGCCGCAACGATAACTCCAAGTGAGTATTGATACCATTCAGGCATCTCGTTGAGTCTTGCAAATCCATTAGCTACTACATCTTCCATGCCGGGTACAAATGCTAGGATAAGTGGGATACTAAACAAGATAGTCAGCCACTCATCTTTCCACGAGTTAGATGACCCTTTAGCCATCTCCAAGTCCCAATCAATCTCGCCAGTAGCTTTCTTTTGCATAACGACAGCTTCTGCTTGCGCTTTAGCTACCTTAGTCTGTGCATTAGCTTTTGTCTGCTCTACTTTGCCTGACATCCATGTGCCAGCTATTTCTGCAATAGGTCCAATAAGTAAATTAAGCATTAGGCTCCCCGTCTGAACTGTGCCGTTTTAGTTTGTATCTTTTTAGGCTGCTTGACGAATTGCTTACCAGCAGCAGTTCCTTTTCTTTTAGCACGAGATGTCGCTGCGTATTCGGATGGCGTAAGGGCTTTAATCGCTGATGCCGGAAGATAGCGTTCGCCCGTGGCTTTTGGTCCTTGGGTGGAAGGTTTACCACTTTTGGTTCTCCAATCCTGTTTAGTCCAATTTGCTAAACTCTTCTGTGATTTTTTCATAATACAGTTATACCACTTATAAATCTAATTGTCAAGTAAATAATGAATATGCCATTGCGGATGCAGTCAAAGCAAATACAAGGAATCCTATGCCCATTGCAACAATACCAGTTATTACTACTGCAATCTTTATGTTTTCTATAATTTCATTTTGTCGTGCTATAGCTTCTCGCCTAGCTTTAAGTGCGGCTTCTCTAGCTTCTTGTATACGCTTCTGCCTTTCAGCCAGTATGCCCTTCCATGTACCATGACCAAATCTCATGTCTACCATAGCGGCTACTTCTTGTAACTTTTCTGCCGCTATCTTAGAGTCGATAACATCACGTGCAACATTGTTTACGCCAAACTGGTCTGTTATACCAACGCCAGCTTTTTTAGCACGTTCCTGTTGTACTTGTTTTTCGCCAGCAAATAGATTATCTATATGTCCAGCTATATCACTTATATCATTGGCGGTATTGATAGCACCTTTAATGCCATCTACGGCACTCTTCACAAGTGCTATACCTGCGAGTGTTTCTGCAATCATTGTTGGTTGGTTCCTACTTGGGTTGGGGTCTACATACTGCAGTTATCTTTTTTCTTTTACCGCCACCCGCCGGAACAGATTGTTGTCGAGACAATCTTTCAGCAAAGTATAGGCATCTATCCATGTCTACAAAAATCTGTGTGCGGTCTATTATATTTGCACCTAAGTACACGTATAACACAAACACAATCATTACTCAATGCCTAGCATCCTAGATAGTCCGAATACTTCTAGCAGCATAAAGGTAAAGAACAATAGAAGAATGCTACCCGCTATTAGTTTACCGCTAAAGTTTGTTGAGCCTATACGAATGGCAATAAATTCATTGCCTAGTATTCTGAGTATTAGTTCAAAACTATTTTCATTGATACCTAAAGATATAGGTTTTTTATTTTCTTTCTCTTCCATACTACGCTGCCAAACTCTTTGGGCTGCTTGCTTCAACACCCATCCACTTACTCCATTCTGCATAGTAGTGTCTCATTCCTACTTCATCATGT